AAGTCTTCGAACTGTACGTTTCCGTTTTCGAGCAACACTCTGTTGATGGTCATTTTCTTTCTCCGGTTCGTTTAACCCACCTACATAGGATAACCTTTGGTGACGTTTTGTGCAAGGCTTGAACGTAAAAAAGCCCCGTAGATTTCTCGACGGGGCTTTGTTCATCCGATTGAAGATGCTTTTAACTTCTGATCAAACACGATGTCCAGAGGGGTGACCTTCAGATATTCGTTGCGGCCCTCCAACCAAATTCGGGTCTCCGCATTCATCTCCACGTCCTTTCCAATACTGATGTGCGCTTCATAGTCAGGAAAACTGTGCGTCAATTTCTCGCCCAGCAGTTCGGCATGCAGTCGCTGAAGATCAGGACTGTCCAGACCTAGGACCACGATGTTACGTTTTTTGTGATCCTCCCACAAAATCAGTTGGGTGATCGTAGCCTTGCAAGAACGATCTATCGGTGGCCGTACACCGTGCGGCATCTCGCCCTTATGGAACAGCACCGTTGCATGATATTCGGTACTGTCCCGGAGCTTGAACGGTGCGCCTACCATCAGCTTCTGTATCTTGAGCACCGACTGTTCATCCGGATCGACCCACACGTAGAGACCTCCGCGTGAGTCTTGCGCCCGGATGTCATCGTACAAGATACGCGCTTCCACTCTGTTCATTTTATCCCCCTGTACGTGGGATTGGTTGAATCGTGAACGGCGGTAGGTCTGCGATCGTCTTAGCCTCATTGATCTTGTCTCGCGTGGCCTGAAATGCGGCCAGTGCTGCAACATAGCCAGCGTTGTACGTATCGGCTTTCGACACGATGGACTTCGCAAGCACCTGCACGTCAATAGAGCGTGCGGTTGCTAGTGCGCTCAACATTGCGGACGGCGTTCCCGTTGGATCACCGAGCAACGTTTTAGCGTCAGTCACTTGCGTACGCCATGAGCGCTGCTCAAGTTGCGAGTACCCTGACGACAGACTGCTGACAGAGAACGAAAACACTTGATGTGCTTCCTTCAGAGCCAGCGACTGAAGAGCAGGCAAAGGTGACGCACTTACATCGACACCGATTATCCAGCACAGTGCAGTCGTATCGAAATAAGCAGTGAACCCGTCAGGCAACGGCGGGGGCGGCCACTGTGAACTGTTCGCAGGCTGGACCTCTGCCTGCACTGTCGAATCATAGACAGTGAACCCGTTGACCACCTTATAGGTGTACCACGTCGACAGCGGAGCAGTCTCCGCCGTCGTTGCTTGTACGTCTGACATTTTTGATCCTTATACCATGAGGCCGGTGAACGAATACACGTTGAAGGTACCACTGGCAGGTGCAGAGAACGGGCTCGATGTACAGGACACAGTGGCTCCCGGAGGGACCATCGCAAAGGTTTGACCAATCCGGTGATCGTCACCATCGTTGTCTGCGACAGACGCAACCCCTACACCATTGACTGTCACAACAAGACTGTACGGGTTGGTCCGATTGTCACCTGAGCCACCTACCCAGTTACCACCTTGGAACGAATAGAACTGCACGTGACTCGTCGAATTTGTCGTCGTGTAGGTACCAGTGAATGAACCAACAATGGACCAAGCGGCAGCAATCGGCGGTGTATAGGGAACACTGATTGTCCCGTCACCAGCTTCGGTGATACCAGAACCAATCTTCACGCCACCCAGCGCGCCCGATGTTGCGATAGGCAAACTAATTGTTCCGTCACCGGCCTCGCTGATACCCGTACCAATCTTGACACCACCCAGCGTACCCGCTGATGCGACTGGCAACGAATAAGGCACGACGTTGATTGTTCCGTCGCCACCCTCCGAGATGCCTGTACCGATCTTCACACCACCAAGCGTACCCGCTGATGCGATGGGCAGCACGTACGGTGCGGCTACACTCAAGGTACCGTCACCAGCGATAGTGACGTTCGCGCCTTTCTTGACACCACCAAGCACTGTTGCGGTAGCGACTGGCAGCACATAAGGTGTAGGCGGATCAACGATCTGGCTGTAGTAGATCGAACCTCCAACCTGATCAGCACGATACAACCGGATGCCCGAACTAACTGGCGGGGCCGTCAGCAGCGGACTGTTGTTGTACGTTCCATCGTTCGTCACATTCAGGTTGAACCGATAGTTCGAACCGCTGGTCACTATGTTATTTACTGACCTGAAGAAACCATCGGCTGTCTGCAACACGACTTCACGATTAGCTAGTGCCAAGTCTTGAACGTGGCACGTTGAGGCCAACACTTCGACCCATGTTGTGCTCGCATTCTGGACCGCGAAGGTAGTACCGTTGGTACCCTTTGGCGAGTACGGAAAGTAAGACGTGGTGAGTGACCACGCTGCATCGCTCGTGTTCTGGAGCAACGTCGAGTCACCGCGCCAACTGAGTTCGCGCACCAGATACAGAGGCACGTCGGGATTGGCTGAAATGCCCGGAGGATATACGTCCGACCACTGATAGATGTCGACGACCGCAGGCGGTGCATTGATCGTATCGATCTGAAAGATGGCCGTGCTCTGTTGAAGCTTGAGCAAGCAGTTCAGCGTGTACGAGCTAACGACGTTGGTGCCCAGCGAACTGAACTTCGTTTGCGGTGAATCGAAGACGGCTTTAGCGAACATGACGCCACCGTCTAAGAACAGCGCAACTTCACCGAAATCGAACGGCCCTGCGTTAGGCGGGATTTCGCAGATGATGTTCAGCGTGTTATTGCCAATCATTTCATACGAGGTCGGAACACCCGTGTACAAAAGATTGCCGTTCAGGCCCGTGTCGGTTGTTTGCGGAGTGTACCCATAACCAGAACCGATCTCAAAACTGGTGATGTGAATGTATGGCCCTGTCGGGGTCGCAATCGATGCAGCAGCCAACCCTGCATCAGTGATCAGGAATAGCGGAGTACCACTCATAATTTTTATCCGGAACGTTTGACGTTAGAACAGACGCGACGAGATGACATTCGTCGGGCGTTGCTGTTGATCATTGAGCAGACCGTAGATATAGTTGCGGAATCCGTAGTTGATATCGAACATTATCGGGAACGAGGCTTGGTTAGTCTTGCCTGTCGCGACCGTCAACGATTCTGTATCTGCCCATGTCAAATTGAGAATGCCTGACGCACTTGAAGTCGTGGCCGTCGTGCCCGACAGAACCATCTGTGTTTGATTGTTACCCGCTGAATCAGCGTAGAATTTCACGAAGTATTTTCGGGCCGTCAACTGAGCCGTCGTTCCACCTGATGTAGCTGTGAGCAAGATTCCGTTGACTTGGAATTGCGAGCCATATTGGACCATCGTCATACCGGTAGAACGTGGCATCGTTCCGCAGATACCCCAATAGGCAGTCGTGTCCGTCATGTTGATGATCGTGCCTTCCAAGATCAAAGAACCGGGGCCTGCATAGTTCAGTGACCTCACGAAATCAGCGTACTGTGAGTACAGAGTGATCGAGGGCGTTGCAGGTGCGGCAGGCAAGTTAACTTGTACGCCCAGCAACTGAATCGTTCCACCGTTGCGATTGAAGCCAGCCATATGCCACTGACCCGCAACATTCGAGACCACTGGAACAATGATCGGACGCACGAGGTCGCTCATCATCGCAGGTTCGGCACCGGTACCGATGGCCGCACTATTGAAGTCACCGTACTGTGTATCGCCGTAGAACGTGATAACGGTTTGCGAACCGTACACAGCGACGTCATTCGTGAACGCGAACGTTTGACCTGATTGCAACGCGACTGTCAATGGGGTGCTAAGACGCGTGTTCACCGAGTTTGCGATAGCTTGGGCCAATGCGTAATCAAGCGTAGCGTACGGTGCTACCTTGGTCCCGCTTGTTGGAGCGTCAACGCCCGTACTCGAATTGACGTACACCACCGGTTGCGGCAACACGGTACCCACATAAAGACCATCGGGAAGCACTTGAATGGTGTTGCCAGCACGGGCCACACTTACGGCCATCTGTGCGGGTGGAATCTGAGCGCCTGAATCCATTGGGCGCGTTACCAGATTCACGGAATCATAGAACGAAGGGATTTGATAAGTCATGTTTCACCTAGAAGGTTACCAATACGGGGTCCACTGACCGCTACCTGACACAAGTTCAGTAAAACCTTTTGGATTGACCAACAGGTTTTGTCTGAGATTGCCGACGATCTGCGATGGAAGTTCTGTTTTGTTGGCCGTACGTTGAACCGGAACGCTCGTGTAGTACGGAATGCGTGCGGTCGATCGCGAGGAGCCGGGTACGGGCATCCATCCGACTGGACCGAATAGCAATGTGTATCCCGATGTTTCGCCATTCGTTGACGCACCGCCGCACAATGTCGAGGGCAGTGAATCTGCGTTCGTAATCGTTTGATCACCAGCCGTATAAGCAGGTATCGTATTTCCGGACGGGTCCTGAATCCACGCGGTCGGCTGACTCAATATGTACACGCCTGTGTAGTCCGTATTCGCTGGCGTTGTCGTGAGCGCAGCCATCGGCAACTCAGGTGCGACGTTATAAACCGGGGGACTATCAGCACCGTAGCTGAATGTATTCGAGATCACGACAGCGCTGTTTGCCCACAATCCGATGGCTACGATTTCAGCGTCCGTCCTGATCAGTGCCGGGTCATCCGTGATCGGCATATCGAACGACAGTTCAACCGAGTAGAGCACCAAATTGTAGTTCGCGATCTCGTAAAAGAAAGTGATCAACGTCGTGACATCCAGCGTCTGAAGCCCACCTGAGGCCACAATCGCCACGTGTGTCGTCGGGTACCATGGACCACCTTCCCAAATCGGTGTACCAATCGTCGCATCACCTTCGGGCACAAAGTTTATGTAGTCCTCTGTCCACAGTTTCGTGACCGTCAGATTGGAACTCAGGCTGTAGTTGATGAAATCAATAAACGATTGAGTGCCTTTACCGAACCAGTACATTCCGACCCAGCGTGAAATCGCCTGATAGCTATCGTTAGACAGGACACCAGCGCTTTGCAGCTTCATACCCAGCGCATTCACTTGCTGGACCAGCAGTGATCGTTCTGGCTGCGACCACGCTTCAAACGGAATCAGTTGAGAGTCCGCTATCTGATCGCCTTCGAGGGTCGGATTGGTAACCCACATGTTGCGTAGGTCCCCAATGATCTCTGTCTTCTGATCGACAAGTGGCTCGAACACCGAGTCGATCGCGTTCATGAAGTCTACGAAATACGGATTGGTTGCCAGATACGGGGGCAACAGAATCGAGCGCGGCGTCCGGTACCCCAACCGTATATTTTCAGCCGCGTCCGTAGAAGGTGGTGAGAGGGTGTACGTATATTCTGTCATAGGTTACCCATTACTCAATCGTGTTGGGTTTGACGAATCCACACGCTGCTGACGATCGGCGTAAAACACATTGATGGTCACGCTGTTCAATGAGTTGTACCTGATCGGGAAGTTCGCAGACGAAGGGAGCGTGCCTGTCGGAACTATCGAACCGTTGTCGGTGAATGTCGTGGTCGGAGCCGATATGTTGGCAAGCAATCCGAGCGTTGAATCACCGGCAGTGCGTCCCCACACTTGATATGAAGCAGCGTTAGCCACAGCAGGCCACGTCAGTGTGATCGCGTAACTAGCGGTCTCGCTGATGATCTGCGGGAACACCCAGTTCTGCGGAATCCCCACTTCGCCGGTCGTCAATGTAGTCGACACCGAGTACGCGTAGATCAATTCGCCCAACGATCCACCACCCGGAACTAGCGTGTACGTGATCTGAGGACTGGTCGGAGCCGTCACAATCATCGGGCCTGTAGGACTTGTTGGGATGATGTACGAAATCATTCCGGGGCTGCTTTCTTGTGCTGCTTCCAACAAGTCCGACACGTAGAAGTTGGTCATCAAGATACCGGGACGCGGGGCAAACAAATTCTGGATCGCGGTCACGATATTTGTTTCTACTTGAGAAGGCAACGCAGTGTTGAAGATGTAGACGTTCAGCACCACATCGTTGGGGACCGCTATCGGGTCTTGCCACAAGAAATATGGACTGTACATCGTCACTGTCTGACAGTAATCAGTGAACGATTTTTTCTGCGCCTGCGTCCACTGGCTGGTAGTCAGTCCGGACACACGTATGACGTTCATCCATCGGAAATCATTAGGATCGATTTCGCGCTGGGCCTGCGTCACCGCGTCGACGATTCCGGGGTAAGTTGCGATCGTCGCCTGATACTGCGACTTGGTGACCGCGCTGCTATAAGTCCCGAATCCACCGGCCGCCACGTTCTTGTACGCGATCACCGGATTGTCGTTTGCGCCACCCGTAGGATTGGCCGTAAACACGCCTGAAATCAGCGGGAAGCCAGTTACTGATACGGCCTTATTTAGCGTCGTTAGACCGTTACCAGAGGCTCCCTGAGTGACGGGATAGCTAACTGTCACAACATCGTTGATTTGGGGGATTGTGCCGAATTGGCCGTTTGTGCCACCCAAGTTTCCGAACTGCAAAAGCGGCCGTCCGTCGCTCATCGTGATATCGGCGTAGCCCGGAAGTCCACCGAAATTCCAGAGACCACCGTACGACTTCGGGATAATCGTTGAGTTGACTTCGACGATCACGTCTTGGTCAGAGACAGCGAACCCATCTTGCGATCCCACGAATGTCTGACGCTCGGTACCCAAACCGTTCATCGTGTAGCTGAATACCTGACCCTCGAACAGCGTGACATCGAGCGGCGTATTTGCGAGCAGCGTCAACTGATCGCGGTTGAAGAAGTACGAACCAGCGGCCGAAAACTGCGTGAGTGGTGCAAGTGATACGCTGATTGGACTGGTCAGCGTGCCGGTTACACCAGCAGGCAAGAATCGAGCGATACGCAGGCCCTGCATTTGCGTGATTGCCAGAATCGCGGTATCTGATTGCGCTGTTTCTGAGAACGCGTCTTCTGCTTCACGGATCAAACGACCTTGGGCGAAAGCACCAATAGTCGAGATCAATTCGATCAGCGTCTCGCTTGTTTGCGTCGTCAGATTACCTACCCATGTAGGCGTGTTCTGAAGATACTGTTGGAACTGGGTTACGAATTGATCGACGTCGCCAGTCAGGTCTGAGAGTACGAGCGTGTTTGCTGGAGTTGACATTGCTTGATCGCCTAGGAAGTGGTTACGCTGAAGCTAACCGCTGATTTGTTGTTAGCATTGAGGTTCAAATTCAGAGAGAACGCGATACGCACTTGATAGCCGGGAAGCGTTAGATCGGGTGTCACATACGAGTTCGAAAAATCGACGGTGATTCGTGGCTCCCATCGAGCAATTGCTTGAATCATTGCTACCTGCATTTTGTTGCCCGTACTCTGGTCCAAAGGCTCCTGCAAAAACTGGTACCACATCGATCCATACTGCGGTTGGAACGTACGTGAGCGCGCACCGATCGGGCAATTGAACAAGTTGTACAAACTGTTCTGGACCGCAAGCACGTCCGGCAATCGATCGGGCTGTCCGTTGATCGTGAACAAAGTATTCACGTCAATCCACGTTGCCCCGTTCAACGACAGTTGGTAATTTGTGACTGGCATGACAACACCTTATAGGTTGAACACTATGAAATTCGCACGCTAAACCTGCGGGAACGGCTCCTGCGTGATGTTGTCGGTACCGTTATCGTCGTAATGGTGCCTGTGTGTGTTGAACGCGATTCGCATCGAATTCATGGTCTCGCTGTTGCCTGACCCGGTGCTATCGGTGATGTCCTCGCCTGCACTTATTGTTGCGCTAGCGATGACAGGTCCATTGAACTGGTGCGTTGCTGCGGTGTACGATGCATTGCCTGTCGCATGCAAGTTGAATGCACTGCAATTGATGTTCGCGTTTCCTGTTACCTGAAACGTGAGGCTTCCCGTTATTGTCGACAGTGAATTTCCTGTCACTGTCGCCGTATCGTTACCTTTCACGACACGCACGACGTTGCCGGTCCCATCGTATGAAACGGTGTCACCTGACTCGTGGGTCCATACCCACGTATTGGCGCTCATGTCCACTTGCAGCGAATTGCCTGACGGATCGACGTAGCCCCAACGACTTGGAACATTGAACCAAGGATGCGCGTTAGGAACCGTGTACAGAGGGCTGTATAACGGCTTGTGTTCGTCTCCGTTCTGAAGTTCGACCTTGATAGTCGACCCTACTTGCGGAAACCCGTACACGCCGTATGGACCTTTCGCGCCTGTTCCGAATCCGTACGGACTATCTTTGAGCGGACCGATCCAAGGCACTTCGCCTGACTGACTGTCGAACAGACCGGGAACCTGTGCTTGTACGCGTGCGATTCCGAGACTATCGGTGTTGACTGTCACGGTCCCTGTGTAGTACCCGGAACCGTAGTCTTCTGAGTGATTGACCGAATCGTTTGTTGTGTTGAAACCCATATGTCACCCGCTCGTGTAAGGCGCGTTCGTACCCTGACGCGTTCCCAAAATCTTTTCCGAATACGTGGTGCCAGTGACGAAGATTGCTTTACCCGCCACCGCGTACGTACCTGCGAATGCTGCATCCTGTTTGTTCGTATCCTGATCGACAGAAAACGTGAACGAATCGAGCAAGCGCAAGGGCGTAGGAGTCTGGACCTCGAACTCAACGTCAAGCGAATACGTGTTGGCGAACCTGATGTTCTGGTAAATCGCTTTCTCGTAGTTTTCGTGCGTGTTGCCTACGTCGATTCCACCGTACGACTGGTATCCACGGGCCATCGTTTTCTGAACTGCTGTATTGAACAAAGGGGCCTTCGAATCAGGAGTGAACGTGATCTGCGAATTCGGTGTCTGAAGAGCAGGGCCAGTCATCGACTGTGCATACCGCGTGTTCTGGTACCCCGTCATCTTGTTCGTCAGTCCAGACCTAGCCATGGGCGTGTAATCGACGGCTGTGTAAGAACCTTGAAGATACTGACCAAGGACAAGACTGACTGCCGGTGTCGGCAAGTTGTTCACGTCCTTGTATCGCATCGACCCATCAGGACCGACACCGAGTTCCATGTACGAGGAGTCGGATGCATACCCACGGGCCTTCACTTGCTTGGCGAATTCACCGTACGTTCGATTACGCGGGAGCCACAATTGCGAATCGTTGGTCGTCGTTCCATCGTAGGTGAGACCGCACGTGCTCGCGATCTGCTGCAACACCTCGTTAGATGCTCCACGAATGCCTCCCACTGACGTCCCCGTCCAATACTTGACACAATCGAAGTAACCATCCATCTCGTAGATGAACCCGTTGCCCTGAAAGTCCTTCTTGTGATGGAATTTCCGAAAGTTGTAGGTGACGGTGTTAGAGTTCAGGGGCTTTATCGTCACCCGGATCGGAATACCGTCCTGCAACTGGATGGTGTCTAGCGAGTGTCGGGCATCAAAGATCGCGAGATGAATCGTGGGCAAGATACCGCGCGTTGTATAAGAGATGTGCAGAAAATTCAGGATGTTCAGCGCATCGAGCGGGAATTCGGTGCCGTTGATGAATAGCGAAATCTCGATCCGATCAGCTACTGTGTAACCCATAGGAACCTCAGATGGTGATCGAGTTGTTGGCGTTGTTAGCTTGCTTCGACAGGTACGCCAGCAGATCGGATTTGGCCGGAATATTTATCGTGATCCCGATCGCGACTCCGGATATCGGGTCCGAAATTCCGTTGTAGGCCATGAGGCCACGCCACAAAGAAGTGTCGCCAAAGAAGCGGTCTGCCATTCCCGGAAGATTCGCCAGATCGACGGCCGTCAATTGATACTGAGATGTGGGCTGAATCGCGAATCGGATGTTCTTGTACGCACTTGAAAATATGTCGTAGTTGGTACCCGTCGAATCCAGCGGAGTGTATGACGACCAGTTGAAGTCGCCACTAAAACCTTCAAACGGCATAACGCCTCCTATAAGTTGAAGCCGAACGAGTTGGAGCCGACACCGAATGAGTTGGCTGAAGGTCCTGCGCCTGAAGGCATCGAGAATCCGTAGTTATTTGTTCCCGGCGTACCACCACCCAAGGAACCAGCATTCGGATTGATAAACAGCGTGTCCAGATCACCTTGGGTAAGCATGAACAGGGGTTTGAATGCGATGGCAACCCGTGCGTGATGCGGTAGCCCCGTCTGTGCATCGAAGTTAGACGCGGCTGTGATGCCCACACGCGTGATAACGACACTATCGAAGTACAGATAATTGCCTACACGGATGCTGATCTTGTTCTTGACCTTCGTGTTCCAGAATGCAGCGCTACCCAACGACGGATTCTGCGTAATCGCCGAAGGTGTCGTGTTGTTCGCCCCGTCGTTCGTCTGCGTGCTCGTGTTGGTCAACGAACCTGTTTGAAACGTACCGGGTGCAATCGAGTTGACAGCCGACTTCAGTGTATTCAGCCCTGCGCTAGCAAGACTTCCGACTGCACCTAACGCTGATCCGGCCGAATCTGCGATGCCTCCAATTACTTGGGGGACAAAAGATGCGTCGAATGAGGGACCCGGTGAAGTGAGCAACCCTGTGCTTGGATTGATCGACGGCATTGTGAGCTTCAACAGATTGACGATAGGTGTCCGCACGTCTTGCACCGGGTCTGTCTCTGTGTGGAACTCGACCTCGACAGCCAGTTCGGTCGCCGTGTTACCCATCCACAGTTGGGCGCTCATGGCCTGCACCGCGAGCCGCGTGCCTAGGGCAGCACTCGTCATGTTGATGATGTTGTTGTTCGTGAATCCTTGGGGCAACGGTGTTTCGTAAGAAGCCCCGACGTCGAACGCAAATGAGTCCGGAATCGGGGCTTCGATCACGATAGGGTTGGCCGTCGCGCTCTGTTGGATCAGTATTGTGTAATTCGTATTCGGCATGCTCGCACCTTAAAGGTTTATGCGTTTACGGCAATCAGTTCGCCGTTCTTGCCGACGATGACTGTCCGATTTGAATTCGTTTGCACTGACTTGTTGGCCCCTGTTGGCGAGTTAGCTGCGGCCTGCGCTTGTGCGGACACTGGTGGAGCGACTGACACCCCATCTCTTGTTTGCATCGCATCAGATGCGATCGTTGTATTGGCCTTCAACTGATTCGAGTGTGTCGTGCGAGCTTCATTAAGTGCACGTGCCATCTCAGCAGCGCTGATCGACGCCTTGTTATTGGCGGTCCCTGCGTAGTAAGACACAGTGCCGTCGCCTGTCGACCCGTTAGCTAGTCGTGCGCCTGCGGGAGCGGCCACAGATGCCCATTCTTGAGAAGCGGCCAGCACAGCAGCCTGCAAATTATCTGACTTGCCGCTGATGTAGTTGCCCATCGCACTACGCTTGATACCCACGAGGTACTGTTCGAAGATTCGATCTTGTGTTGCTTTATCGAACTTCTCGTTACCCGTAAGGTGCAACGCTTTTACGGCCGCCGCCAACGTCGGTTTGATGATCTGATAGCGACCCACAGCATTAAAATCTTGGGCTTGCTGGTGGGCCATCACTTCAGCGACTGTCATGTTTGGCAAGTCTTCGGTACCCGCTTTGTAGCCGTGTGCGGCCCCACGGTTTACCGATGTGTATCCGCCTTCGCCCCTGCTTATCAAGCCACCTAACGAGCCGTCAGCGGCCCCAGCTACTTCAGGTGCATTCGCTGCATTTGGATAAGCTGAACCAGTGGGTCCGATATCAGAATAGGAACGACGTACTGCGCGCATCCCCTGATCTATAATCGTAGATTCTTGCGTTTGTACGGCAGGGGCCTCACCGTGTTGATTAAATCGATCTTCTTCTTTCCTCAAATTTGCTATGGATTTATCGCCCTCGCTCTTGTCAAAGAACTTGTCCCATATCATGTAGCCTAATGCGACTGCACCGCCTAGGGCAGCAATGAAAGGCCACAATTCTGGATTGACGCCAACAAATTCGAGGATGCCCATAAGAGCGGGACGTACAACCCATTCGAGCAATCCTTTGATTGCGTTGACCACAACTTTCTTGATCACCCACTTCACGATTTTCCAGACGGCTTTCCACACCATCTTGATCAGCCATTTCACAATCTTCTTGATCGACCACTCTGCAATTCGTTGAATCAGCGATTCACCTTTCGCTGCATCGTGCGCAGCGTCTTCGCCAATCTCTTGCTCGAACCGCATTTCTTCTAAAGCGCCTTTCGCGATTGCCTTGATATCGGTTTCTTGTTGCTTGCGCTGAAAATGATCAGCAATGCCCTCGAAGGTCCAGACGATGAGCGGACGATCACTTTCGTCCGGAACCATCGTGTATTTGATCAAGTCTTCGAGAGGCATATGCTGGATATGCGCTTCCAAAGATGAACGCGCTTCCGACTCTTCCTTAGCTTCAGGCTCTTGAGCCTTCGGGGGCACCAGAGCCAGAGCGTCCACCATCGAAACCATATATCACCCTGTAAAGTATGCTGTGTTCATCATCGTCAGCGAATCATCCATACTCGCGTGGAAACCATAACTTCCGATCCCGACTTGAGGACTTCCCTTGATCGAACGTCCGTCGCCACCACCTGCGGGAGCAACTGACATTGGCGAAGAACCGGGGGCCGTCGTTGTCGTACCGGGCGTCATCTTTGCAGGTGTTGCGGGTACCGATTGAGTGCTCTGATTGTTCGTCGTATTCGAAGTCAGTGACGAACGATTAGACGCAGAAGAAACTGAGGAGGCATCGACAGAGCTAGTTGACAGCGTGGGTCCAGTAGATGAGTCAGACGACGCGCTATCACCGGCTGTGAACGTGTAACCGCCATCAGAGCCTTTGTTACCAATGCTCTTGTTGACCGTCGCGTCACTTCCCTTATCGAATCGGTATCCCGTGGTTTTGCCCAAGAAGTTGTTGACTGTCGACTGCCACGACCCACTTCCATTCTTCTCTGCATCCGAACGCATGTCAGGCATCACCGCATTCGGATTCTTATCCTCCGGGTGCGTTTTCAGATACTCGTCGTGCTGTGCCTTGATAGCAGCTTGTACCTTAGGGTCCTTCAGACGATCGATGGTGCTCTGCGTTTGCTTGGCCCCACTGTCAGGACCGTCCTTGCGGCTCGCATCCGCTTCTTTCTTGTCGATCGCTTTGTCCAGACCGAGCTTGCCCATCACCCAATCGACTACGGACGCACCCTGCTTGTACACCCAGTCCCACGCGGTTGACACCGCAGACTTCAGGTTGTCCCACGTCAAATACTTCTCAACCATTTCACCGAAAGACTTGAACAGTTGCGGATCGAGAATCATGAGGGCCAGCGCGGAACCCAGTGCCTTTAGCCATCCTGCGTTATCCTTCTTGAACTCCTTGTACTTCTTCGCCGGATCACCGATCATGTTCCGGAACGAACGCCACCATGTATCGGCCTTATCAGCCTCCTCATCCTTACTTTCCTCTTGACCGTTCTTTTTGCCTCCCCCCGTCGACGGACTGTCGGTCAGGAAATCGAGGAGCTTTGAATATAGCGAGGTCTGATCTTGTGCGGCCGTCGTAATCGCATTTTCTGCTTTCTGCGACAACGAGATGGTTGGTGCCTCACGTCCCTTCGGAAGCGCTGCTGACCCTGCTACGGCGTTCGCATCACCCTCTGCACCTACTTGCATAGCAGGCAGCGCAGCACCACGTTCGGGGGCAACGAGTGACCGAGCCTTAGATAACATCGGCGCGTCGTCCACAATCTCCCAATCAGTGGAAGCGTGTTTCTTGGAATGTTCTAACTGAGGTACGTGACGTTCGTGAGCATGCGCGTGCGTGTGTCCCGCCCCTTGAGGTTGCGCACGTGTAGCACGCTCCCTGTTCATCGTCTCTGC